TATCCAATATGGCAAAGCAAGTTCTCACAAACGTAGCGGTCACCTTCGGCACAGCTAACACCGACATCACGTCCTATGTTGCATCAGTAACACTCAACCTGACAAAGGCTGAAGTTGCTACAACATCATTCGGTTCAGGTGGTGCGGTTACCCGTATCGCAGGTCTTGCAGACAATGCAATCACACTTGAACTGCATCAGGACTACCCAACGATTGAGAAGTTGTTCTACGACGCTTGGAATGCTGGTACTGCTGTACCAATGACAGTCAAGCCAAACGGAACTGGTGCTGCTTCTTCCAGCAACCCATCGTATGCGTTTGACGTTCTCCCGTTAACTTGGCAGCCAATTCAGGGTGCCATAGGCGACCTAGCTACCGCCTCTGTAACCTATCCAATCAATGGTGCAGTAACTAAGACCGGTACTGGCGCATAACTTTTCTTTAACAACCCTTACCTGCGGAGGTAGAAAATGAAGATAGCACTAGAGATGACTTCTGCTTTGGATCAGTCCAAGCGAACCATCATGGCAACATTCCCAGACTTTATTGCGTTTGAAAAAAAGTTCAACAAGAGTGTTGCAAAGTTTGAAGCTGAACTAACTTTGACTGACCTTGCTTATATTGCATGGCATTCTGAACATCGTCAAAAGAAGACGGGTTTAGATTTTGATTCATGGATCAACGAGATTGAAGCATTGGAGTTGGGTAACCAAGCTGACGCTGTGATCGTCCCTTTGGAGACCAGTCAGCCCATTGGATGATTGCATACCTGTCTGTTGAGACAGGTATCGCTCCTTCGGTGTTGCTGACGGAAGACCCTCGAATGTTGTTCACGATGTTTGCTTATTTGCGTTGGAGAGCAATCCATCTAAACAAGTAGTCTTGCTGTATGGCAGTTTTTGGTAGAGCAGGTTCAGTCAGCATTACTGGCGGTAATGCTCCAGTTGAAATTACTGGTATCGCAGAGTTTCTGCGTGACGCTTCAAGAGCTGATGCCAACTTCAATAAAGAGATGCGAAAGGCATCCCGTCAAGTGGCAGCGAACCTAGTCATCAAGGCTAAGGCAGAAGCTGCGACGGTGACTCGTTCTCGTCAAGCAATTCAAGTGATGAGGGGAATGAAGGCAAGGTCTGATCGTATTCCTACAGTTTCCCTGAGTCATAAATCCCCGTTTATTTCAAAATCAAATCCGAACAAGAACCGTAAACGTCCAGTCACCAGAGGTGATGTGTTCTTTGGTGCTGAGTTCGGCGGTGGTGCTACACCAAGAACCAAACAGTTCTTGAGACATCGTGGTCGTTCTGGTTACTTCTTTTGGCCTACTGTTCGGAAAGAAAAAGAGAATATCGCCAAGGAGTATTTGGAAGCGATTGATCGGGTCTTGGTTAAGTTGGCTGATGATAAGGCTGCTATTGCCAAAGCCCGTGCTGAGGCTGGTGGTGTTTGGAACCAGACCAGTAGTGGCATGGTTTTCGTAAAGGATTAAGGCGTTGAAGAATGGTGCTTGACTTCGGCTGACTTTGCTGTACCCTTCTAGGAGGAGGGGTTATGGCTGTTTTATTTGCTAACACGAAGTCGATATATCCGAAGCGGTTCGCTTCGTCTTGGGAGCAGTTAAAAGAGCTGTTGTCGTTCCATGAGGAGAACGCTGTCAAGGATGCTGGTGCGTTGTGGTCTCCGGTTGAGTATGACCCTGGCACCACTAGAGGCAACCGTAATGTCAGGTTTGTTGAGGCGTTGGTTGTTGACATGGACGGTGAAGCGTTTGACCATGCTCGACTTGACGGCTTGGAATGGTTTGCCTACTCCACCTATTCGCATCGTCTAGACGATCCTCACTATCACCTTGTTTTGCCGTTAGCGGAGAAGGTGCCTGCGTCGTTGTGGCGTGTGGTGTGGCAGGAGTTGCATGACCGTATCGGGTTGGTTGGTGACCCTCAGACTAAAGACCCTGCACGTATTTTCTATCTACCTCAACATGCACCGGATCAGCCGTTTGAGTTCCATGAGGGTCATGGTGTGTTGTTGGATTCGTCGTTCAGGTTGGATGTTGAACCTGTTGTCAATCCTGTGTCGCCTCGCTCAAAGCAGGTTCGTCAACCTCGTCAGCGTCGTGCTGGTGCAGAGGTGATGTCTGAGGCTTGGTGGAATGCGCCTACAGATATTTCTCGTTGGGATGGCCTGACAGGGAAGGCTTTGTATTCTGCGATGCTTGATGAGTTCAGGGCTTTGCGGAATGGGTTGTCTGTTATTGAGTAGAATCTTCGCATGGCTGGTGAGCGCACGTTCGTTGTTAAGTTTGTTTCCGATGTTGCAGGTGCCACCAAAGGAATCAAATCGGTTGGCGGGGAACTAGGCGCATTAGGAAAAAAACTTGGCTTAAGCCTTCCATCGTTCAAACAGGTTGCTATTGCTAGTGCTGCTGCAACCGGTGCTATCGCTGCAGGCTTGTTCAAAGCAGCTCAAGCAGCAGCCGAAGACCAAAAATCTCAAGCCCTTCTAGCCGATCAGTTAATCAAAACTACTGGTGCTACGACTGCCCAGATTCGCCAGGTTGAGGAATACATTGATGCCACTCAACGGGCTACTGGTATTGCTGATGACCAGTTGAGGCCTGCTATCGCCACGTTGACTCGTGCAACTGGAGATTCGACTAAGGCTCAAGAGTTGCTTGGTTTGGCGTTGGACATCTCTGCTGGTTCAGGTAAGGAACTTGAGACTGTAACTTTGGCTTTGGCTAAGGGTGTTAACGGTAACGTCGGTGCATTCACCAGGCTCGGCATCCCACTCGATGCCAACATCGTTAAAACCAAAGATTTCGCTGCTGCTCAAGAAGTTCTGACTAAGCAGTTCGGCGGTGCTTCAGCGGTTGCTGCTGGAACCTTTCAAGGCCAACTGCAACGTCTCAACATCATCATCGGTGAAGCGGTTGAATCTATTGGCTATGCGATTCTCAATAGTGACAGGTTCAAAGATGTGATGCAGAACCTTCCGAACGCTGTTCAGGCTGCGATTGATGCGTTTGGAACTGGCGGTTTGTCAGGTGCTTTAGGTGCATTCGCAGACAACATGGGTTATACCGGTGCGCAAGTAAAACTGAGATTGCTTGAAATGAAAGCAAACTTTTTTGATTTCGTTAACGGTGTTAACCAAGCCCTAGCTTTAGTTAGTTTGCCAATCAACATTCTGTTCGGAACTATCAATACGATTGCTGGTACTGAACTAAAAATATCTACACCAGCAGAAACAAAAAAACAGTTAGATGATGTTAATGCTGCACTCGAAAAACAGCGTGATGTTGTTCTTGAATTGGGGAACATCTACAACGAAAACACCCGTAAGACTAGAGCTACTGGTGCTGAGTCTGCTCGATGGACAGACATCGCTAGATCGCTTGGTTCAACTATTGAGGTCACTACTTCTAGCGTCAATGGACTTGGTGGTGGTGTTAAGAAAACCGGTGATGCACTTAAGACTGCTAGTGAGAAACTTAAGTCATATAGCGATTCTTTGAAGTCCACGACTTCAGCACAGAAGTCATTCAATGATGCCCAGAAGAGTGCAGTTAAGGCCACTAGATCAAAGGCTGATGCTGATCTTGCTGTTGCTGATGCTCAAGCAAAATTAGCTCAGATTTCGCAAGGCTTCGGTGTAGGTTCACCGGAGGCTATTGCTGCGCAGGCTGAGTTGGCTAAGGCACAACGTGCGCAGGAGCGAGCTGTGTATGCGATTGAAGAGGCTGTTTTCTCGGTTGCTGATGCTGAAAAGAATCTTGCTGAGGTTCGTAGTGATCCTGAGTCTTCGCCTATGGATATTCGTCGTGCGGAGATTAGTTTGGCTGAGTCCAAGTTGGCTGTTTCGGATGCTACTGATTCTCAAACGGAATCCACTAAAGAATTGAATGACCAGCAACGGTTGTTAAATGAGGCAATTTTTGGTGCCACTATTGGTTCGATTGTTTATGATGACGCTTTGGAGGCGGTCAATAATGCGAAGGAGCGTCAGGCTGAGGCTGCTGAAGCTTTGATTGAAGCACTTGATCGTGAGAAAGATGCTCAGGATAGATTGAATGAGGCCATCAAAGTCACTTTAGATTTGATGGCAAAGTATCCAAAAGTTTTGGGTGGTATGCCTAATCCGATGGCGAACCTTGTTCCTGATAGTACATTGGCAAATAATGCTGGCAGTTTGTTTAATGGTGGCGGTATGGGAAATGTGAACATCGAGGTCAATGCTGGGTTGGGTGCTAGTGGGATTGAAGTCGGTCAGGAGATTGAGCAGTACTTGCGTGAGTACATGAGCTTCACCGGTGGATCGTTGTCGTTTGGTTCTATTGGTTCACTCTTCTAATGTCTAGGCAGGCGGTGTGGGGGGAAACCCTTAAGGTCAATTTGGATGTCGGGTTTAAGGCCAACATCTTCAAACTAGATTCCAGCGTTCTTGACGGGGTTGACACCCTTGAGGGTTCGACAGAGTTTGTAGATATTACTGAGTATGTTCAGAACATCACGATCAATCGTGGACGCACCAATCAGCTAGACACATTCAATACCGGAACGCTTGCCATCCTTGCTGATGACCGTGCATCTGGCAGGTCATTCGACCCGTTGAACACAGACTCACCTTGGTATCAGGGGGATTTGGGTGTTGCTCCACGTCGAGAGATTGAGGTTTATGGTGGTTCGGCTGGAACGGCTGCGATGTTTAAGGGGTACATCTATGACTTGAACATTGAATATGATGAGCCACAGTTATCGTCAGCACAGATTCTCGCTGTTGACGCTTTGGCACAGTTAGCCCAAACCAACCTTGTCGGATTCAATCCTTCGCAGCAGCTCACGTCTGATCGGGTTGACGCAATCTTGTCGAGGAATGAGGTGTCGTGGTCTACTGCGTTGCGTGAGATTAATGCTGGGTTGGCGACGGTTGGGACTGTTGCGTATGAGGACAATGCCAACGTGTTAGAGGCTTTGCAGGCTTTGCAGGTTTCGGAGAATGGTCGGTTCTATGCGTCGCGTGACGGGATGCTGGTGTTTGATCCTCGTACTCAGGTTTCGTTTGGGACGGCTGTGGCGGTATTGGGTGGGACTGCGGTGACGGATGTTCCGATTCGTTCGTTAAATAACTTGTATGGGGCTGAGACTGTGTTGAATCGTATTTCGGTTCAGGTGCAGGGTTCGTCTGTGTTGAGTGTGGTGAATGGTACGGCTTCTCAGGCTGAGTATGGGATTAAGAACTTTGCGTTGAATAATTTGCCTTTGGTGAATGATGCTGCTGGTTCGGCTTTGGCTGTTGCTTTGCTCGACAGGTATGGGGAACCTGAGGTGGTGTTCAACGAGA